GGTGTGGCTCCAGTGATGCCAATGTAAATCATGCAGCAGGATATTCTTATTGTTTTGCTTGTGAAACTAGGTTTGGTGACAACATTTTATCCATGCCAAAGCAAGAGGTAAAGCCTATGTCTACAACTGGAAATTGGGGTGAGTTAAGTGATCGTAAAATTTCTATGGACACTGCCAAGAAATATAATACAAAGATTAAAAGTGATGGTAGTATGGTAACCCACCACCTGTACGGATACTTTGATGAACTAGGTAACCAGATAGCTACCAAGGTAAGGCAAACTAAAGATAAGAAGATATGGTCAGAGGGTGACATAAGTAATGCTGTTCTCTTTGGTCAGAATATATTTTCCCCTAAAGGTAAGTACATTACTGTGTGTGAGGGGGAAGTTGATACCATGTCTGCTTATCAAATGATGGGTTCAAAGTGGCCTTGTATTTCCATAAAATCAGCAAGTTCAGCATTACGGGATTGTAAGAAAGCATTCTCTTATCTGGATAGCTATGATACAGTAGTCTTGTGCTTTGATATGGACAAGGCTGGACGTAAAGCTACAGAGGAAGTGGCTCAGTTGTTTGCCCCTAATAAGTGCAAGATCGTACACCTTGAACACAAGGATGCCAATGAGTATCTAAAGATGGGGGGAAATACAGCCTTCACTCAAGCATGGTGGAATGCACAACCCTACACTCCTGCTGGTATAATTAACCTTAAAGATATTGGCAATAGTCTATATGATGAGGAGTATTGTGAGACTTGTCTATACCCTTGGCCTAAGATGAATGAGAAGACCTATGGTATGAGGACAGGGGAGTTGCTCACCTTTACCTCTGGTGCTGGCATGGGCAAGTCCTCTGTCATGAGAGAATTAATGCACCACCTCTTGAAAAATACGGAGGATAACATAGGCATACTGGCTCTGGAAGAAAGTGTCAAAAATACGGCATGGAATATCATGAGTGTGGAAGCTTCCTCTAGATTGTATATTAAAGAGATACGAGAAGGTTTCACTAGAGAGGAACTGGAGCAATGGCAAGAGAGTACCATTAACTCTGGCAGGTTCTTTGCCTTCGATCACTTTGGCAGTATAAGTAATGATGAAATCCTGAGTAGGATTAGATTCATGGCACAGGCACTGGGTTGTAAGTGGATTATACTGGATCATCTTAGTATACTGGTGAGTGGACAGGAAGAATCATTTGGAGATGAGAGGAAATCAATAGACATGTTAATGACCAAGCTAAGATCACTGGTGGAACAGACAGGGATAGGGCTACTCTTAGTGTCCCACCTACGTAGACCTTCTGGTGACAGAGGACATGAGGAGGGGAAGGAAGTATCATTGTCTCACCTCAGAGGATCCTCCAGTATAGCCCATCTAAGTGATGGAGTTACAGCCTTGGAAAGAAATCAACAAGAAGATGACGAAATCCTTTCCAATACTACGACAGTACGTATCTTGAAAAACAGATACACCGGAGAGACAGGCATAGCTACCCATCTATTCTATGACAGAAAGACAGGTAGAATGACTGAGATTGATAACCCATTTGACACAGGAGAAGATGAGTGAATACTAAAAAGTTTGAACCAGAATTATACAAGATAGCTACTCCCAAAGTTGAAGGTGCTATGATACCTTGGCTAGAAAGAGAGGGGTATACAAATATAGAAGCAATAGAAGATTACAAAGTTGACATTAGATGTAAGAAAGAAGATATTCTACATTCTTTTGAATTAGAACTTAATATGGGGTGGAAAGAAAAGGAATGGCCTGAACGATTTGAATTAAAAGTACCTTTCAGAAAACAGAAATCAGTTTTAGATGAGTGGGAAGAAGGGGAATTAACATTTGTTACTTTCAGTTTAGATTGTACACAGGCTTGGTTCATTAATGGGGATGTTGTGAAGGAAGCACCAGTAGTAAAAAGAAATAATAGAAAAGTTTTTGGAGAATTATTTTTCTTAATTGATCAGGATAAAGCAGAAATTAAACAAATGAAAAAGCAACATGATCCAGACCTTGACAACAATAGTAAATACCCTTCTTAAATGGACTCCTTTTCTTATATTTATACCTCTATTATCTTGGGGAATAATGTTGGTAACGGTTCTTATCCTTACAACCCATGTGGAGGAATTAGGTTTTACCAACAGCTTTGGAATATGGCTGTCTTCTGTAATTACAGCCTACGTTTTATGTCTATTTAAATTGATGAGAGGATAGCATGGCTTTACTTACCATCACTGATACTGCTAATGATCATCTGTCTGATATCATTAAAGATAATAATGCTCAAGGTGTTATGCTTGGTGTAAAGGGAGGTGGTTGTGCAGGGTTCACCTATGAGTGGACCATACTGCAAGAAGAAATACCAGACAAGTTTAATACCGAAGATAAGTTTGAACTTAGGACGGGTTACTTATGTGTGCAACCTGAAGCTATGATGTTTGTACTGAATACCATTATAGATTTTACCAACAACATAGCAGGTTCTTACTTAAAAATTGTTAATCCTAATGCCACATCTCAGTGTGGGTGTGGAGAAAGTTTTGCTGTATGATGCAGGAAATGTGGGACCATTGGTGTCCTGTGGAAAACTCTATGATGGGTATAGGAAAAGGAGAGGAGTGTAACTGGTGTGGACAGGATGAGGAATATGAAAAACGTAATCGTAGATATAGAGACAGACTCTCTAAACCCAACGAAGATCCATTGCATAGTAGCAAAAGATATTCAAACATCACAGGTGTTAGTGTGGGACGATCATAATCTAAATCAATTTAAAGATTGGACCACTACAGTTGATAAGTTTATAATGCACAATGGGGTATCTTTTGATGCTCCTGCTTTAAATAGGTTGCTAAGTACTAATATTAAACTGAGTCAAATAAAAGATACAATGATAATGTCACAGTTGTTTGATCCAGTAAGAGAGAAGGGTCACAGTCTATCAGCATGGGGAGACAGGGTTGGTTTCTGTAAGATGGAGTGTGATAATTTTTCTGAGTATACAGAAGAGATGCTTGAGTATTGTAAGAATGATGTCCTCTTGACTGAGAAAGTGTATGCCCGTTTAAACGATGAGGGGAAAGGGTTCTCTTCCTATGCTATTGATCTGGAACATAAAGTCAGGGCTATCATAGATCAGCAAGAGAAGAATGGCTTTGCTTTGGACATACGTAAAGCAATAACTTTACTGTCCAGATTATCTGATGAAGCTCATTCTTTAACGGAGTGGTCTTTAAAAGAATTTCCACCCACTGTAGTGGAACTAAAGACCAAGACAAAATACATACCATTTAATATAGGTTCTCGTAAACAAATTGCTGACCGTCTAATAGAAAGAGGATGGAAGCCTACTCATTATACAGACAAAGATAATGTAATTGTAAATGAGAGTGTCCTGTCACATATTAGTATGGAGGAAGCCAATAAGTTTGCAAGGTTCTTTCTTCTACAGAAACGTATTGCCCAAATCCAATCATGGATTGATTCCTATAAGGATAACACTGGCAAGGTACATGGCAGAGTATTAACCTTACGTACTATTACAGGTCGTATGGCTCATCACAGTCCTAACATGGCTCAGATACCAGCCATACGTAGTCCATTTGGATATGAATGCAGAGATTGTTGGACTGTACCTAATCCTCACACTCATTCTTTGGTAGGCACTGATGCCTCTGGTCTTGAGTTACGTGTACTTGCCAGTATAATGAATGATAAATCATATACAAATGAAGTATTGAATGGTGATGTACATACAGCCAATATGAAAATGGCTGGTCTAACTGATAGGGATCAGGCCAAGACTTTTATCTATGCTTTTATGTATGGAGCAGGTCCAGAAAAGATTGGTAAAATAGTAGGGGGTGGTTATGAAACAGGAGAAACTTTAATAAAGAAATTCTTAAAGAACATGCCAGCCATGAAAAGAGTTAAACAAAACATACAGAATGTGGCTTCCAAAAAACATAAAGTAAAAGGGATTGATGGAATC